CATCATCATCATCATCATTATCCTGTTCGCCAAAATTAGAATTAATATCTTCCCAATCACTTTCAGATTTATGTGAAGTATATTCACTATTATGTTCATTTTCAAAATTATTATTATCATTATTTTCACTAATTTCACTATTTGTATAAGAAAACCTAGACGAACAACTAGAATTAGATGATGATTTCAAAGTTGTATTTAAATTGTTTATTTCATCATTGATTTCAACTTCAAAATTGTCTTCTAATTTATCTTCAATAATAATATCATTATTGTTTATTTTATCATCTCTAAATAAATTTTCAAAGAGGTCATTATTAATTGATTTGAATGATAAAGCAGATTTTGCAGTGGATGTATAATCAATCTTGATGGTTTTTAATTTATTTTTTTCACTCTTTATTAAGTGTTCATAATTATCTATTTTAAATAAAATATTTTTATTTTTATTAAAAAAATCAGAATTACTTAAATAATCTAAATCATCAAATACATTAATTGTATAATTATTTTTAATAGATAGAAATGAACCGTAATAATCTAATCCATGATTAAAATTATATTTATTTTTTAGTAGAGACGTTAAATAAACAAATAATCCATCTACATAGGCTGAATTATTTGTGTCTAATAATTTACTATGGCAATTATTATTATTATCTAAATCAGGTAAATTATATAATTTATCATCATTTATATTATTATATTTACCTACTAAAAATTTAAATGGGTCTAATAATGGCGCTAATTTAATAAATATATTTTTATTTTTAATTTCGTCATTCTCTAAATTTTTAATACGACATTGGAAAATTTTTTTTGTATCACTATTTGTATCAACACTATTTTTTACATTATATAAATACCATTTATGGTTTAAATTAATATTATTGTAATTAGATTCATTTAATGAAAAAAACCTATTATAAATTGGTATATAATTTTGTGTTTTTGAGAGAAAAAGTATTTCAGGTTTTTCTAAAGTATTGAATAATTCAAGATTCCTTCTTTTTTGATAATTAATCTTGACGTCGTGATTTAAAATATGATTGTTATTAGATATATCGGTATTCATATTATTAGGTAATTAAAATATAAATAATATGAAATTTTAACTTATTTTTATTTGATATTAAATTCATTTAAATTCGTGTAAATATATAAATTTATTTTTCTAAATTTAATAAAAATGTCTTTAGAATTAAAAAAATTTGATATGAAAAGTATTAGTTTTAAGTCAAATGAATCAAAAGGCCCTGTTATTGTTTTAATTGGAAAGCGTGATACCGGTAAAAGTTTTTTAGTAAGAGATTTATTATATTACCAGCAAGATATACCTATTGGAACAGTTATTTCAGGAACTGAAGAAGGCAATGGGTTTTATGGTAAAATGGTACCTAGATTATTTATCCATAATGAATACAATACTGCTATTATAGAAAATATTTTGAAAAGACAAAGAACCGTATTAAAACAAATTAAAAAAGAAATGGAAACATACAAACGAACAACAATTGACCCTCGCGCATTTGTTATTTTAGATGATTGTCTTTATGATAATACGTGGTCTCGCGACAAAATGATGCGTCTATTATTTATGAATGGACGTCATTGGAAGATTATGTTAGTAATTACTATGCAGTATCCATTAGGTATTCCACCAACATTACGTACTAATATTGATTATGTTTTTATTTTAAGAGAGAATTATATTGCAAATAGGCGTCGTATTTATGATAATTATGCAGGTATGTTTCCAACATTTGAATCATTTTGTCAAGTAATGGACCAATGCACAGAAAATTATGAATGTTTGGTAATTAACAATAATGTTAAATCAAATAAATTACAAGACCAAGTTTTTTGGTACAAAGCAGAAAATCATAATGATTTTAGGTTAGGTTCAAAAGAATTTTGGGAATTATCTAAGAACTATAATTCAGATGATGAAGAAGAAAAATATGACCCAAATGCAAATAAAAAAAGGGGTAACGGGCAAAAAATAAGTGTTAAAAAGACTAAATGGTAAAATTAGAAATTATAACAAAATAAAAATTAAACATTAATAAATATAAATACTTTTATTTATATTTATTAATGGATAACAATAACAATAATACTGTTTTTGTTTTAGTAACAGACCAATCATATTTCTACAAAGCGACTGTAACAATTAATGATTTAAGAACAATTGGAAATTGGAATGGAGAAATTGTATTAATTACAATTGATTTTGATTTGGATTATAATTATAAATTTTCTCAAAACATAATTGAAAAAAAATTTCCATTAATTGACAAAACATATCTTTTAAGTGAAATTGGTTCAGATGGTTTCTCTAATAGCGATAAAAGAGAAATAAATAAATTAAATCAATGGGAAAAATTACATGTTTTTGATGACTATTTTTTACAATGGAAAAGAGTAGTATTTTTAGATGCTGGATTAAGAGTATTAGATGATGTAAAATATTTATTAGAGTTAGAATATGACAATTCAATTTTAGCTCAAAATGATGCAGCTCCTAATTTTAGAACTGACCAAATATTCAAAAATCAATTAAGTTTTGATAACCAAGAAAAAATAGAACTTATTAAAATGGATTTTGGTACCGAATTATTTGAATCACGACATATGTTAAATTGTATGTGGGTTTATGACACACGTATTTTAGAAATATGTAATAAACAACAATTAATAAATGCTATGAATAAATACACGTTGTGTAAAACAAATGAAATGGGTATAATGAATTTATTATTTCATTTTAAATATAAATTGTGGAAAGAATTTCCACTGAGAGCTTCTAATAATAAGTTTCTATTTGATTGGTGTGAATTAAATCATAATTATTTTACTACATGGAGAGACTATTGTTTTATTAAATATCCTCTTACTATTGGATTAAATGAAGCTCCAAATTAAACAATGAATTAGAAATGTTTAAAAATATAGTATTTGCGTATTTGAAGGATTATAATATGTCAACTCATTTACTATATAGGAATTTTTAATATTTTCTAAAGAAAAAACTCTGTAACAAAATACGCAATCTTCTTTAGTATAAAATTCAGGTTCTTCTGGAAACTGTACAAAATTAAAAATATTTTGTTTAATAGAAACATGTCCATGATGTATTTTATCTTTTAAAATATAATTATAGTCTTGGTGTGTAATACACCCGGAATAACATTGTTTCAACGAATTGGGTCGTATATTAATATCATTATTTTCTATTTTTTTGAATAAATTTTTATCAAATTCTGTATTAGTATAATAATTGTGTAAAATTATATCACTATTACAATCTTCAAATACTTTTAACAGTATTTCTATTCTTTGCGGGTGCATTATATCATCTGCATCAATAAAAGTTATGTAATCCACATCTGTCAATTTGGATGCTGCTATATTGCGATTTTGTGCTGCGCATTTTTTATCCTCACTAGTAATTATTTTTAAATCAAATGTATATTTTTTTATTTGTTCGCAATAAAAATCAAAATCCTCATTTTTTGTTGAAGAACAACTAACTACAACTTTATCAGGAATTATCGTTTGCATTTGAATAGAATCTAATAATTTAAATAAATATCCAATGTGGCCTATATATGCAGGAATAGCAATACCTATTTTCATAATATAATTATTACTTTTATAATTATATTAAAATACAATTTTTATGTCAAAAATAGTTTAATTATATTTTTATTATATTTTATTATAATTTTTATTTAATCAACTTCTTCCATACTATCTTTATTATTTTTTAATGCAAACGGCCCACTGAGTAATTCACTTTGTCCATAATCACTCTTACCAACAACTATGTTTTCACCTTCAAATAATTCTGCCCGAATATCAGCCGCTGTTATTGGTTCACTATTATCAGTAAAACTACTTTCTTTTGTACTCATGTTGTTAATACCAATAAGATTCCCATCGTCATCAATACTTTGAGTCAATGTATTTCCACTCTTTTCAGCCTTTTTGATATTTTCTTCAATTGCTTTTTGTTTTGTTTCTTTTACTCGTTGTTCAAAATTTTGTTTTGCATTTGTCTCATTCTTTTGTTTTTCATGCATTAATTGATTTAATTCTTCTTCCATGTATTCAACACGACCTGTTTTATATGCTTCTGGATCCCACGGCATCCACAAACCAACTGGTCCAACAAAAACATCATGATTTGGGTCAATCTCTCTTAACAATTTGCATCTTATTTCAGCTTCTTCCATTGATGGATAAACCCCTCTTATTTTAATCCCCCTTGTACTTGTTTGAAAATTGTTATTCATACCAAATAATTTATCAAGTTCTTCTTCATTATTGTCTATAAATGTTTTGTAATCATCTTCCATAGATGTTTTTGCAAGTTCTTCCTTTTCTTCTTTTACAAATTCTTTAAAATCATTTGATACATCATCAAATGCCAAATGGTACTTGTAAGAAATGAAATTTAAAAATTGGACAAATTTTTCCATTGATTTGTTGATATCCCATTTCTTTAGGAATTCTTCAAAAAAAAATATTTCTTTTTGTTTTATTATTTTTTCAGGTGATACAAATGAAATACAAGCAAATTTTTGTCCGGCAATAGGTTTATCTTCTTCCAAAAGATCAACATATTTACTATTTGGTTTATTTTGATTATCTACTTTTCTCTCAAATCCACTTTTACTAAAAGTTGTAGAATCTGTTGATTTCGGTTTAGTAGTTTTACCTTTATTATTCATTTTAATTTATAATATTTAGCAAACTTTAAGTTTTTATAATAGAATATTAATTTTTTTTCTTTTTATTTAATATAATGACTGGTTTAATAAACGTCGGTGAATTAGTTAAAAGAATCATTAAATATTTAGTAGAAGGTCTAATGGTAGCTATTGCAGCTTTCGCCATACCAAAACGTTCTTTAAATATTGAAGAAATAATTCTAATTGCTTTAACTGCAGCAGCCACATTCAGTATTCTTGACACTTATATTCCTAGTATGGGAGTTAGTGCTCGTTCAGGTGCAGGTTTTGGTATAGGCGCTAACTTGGTAAGATTCCCAGGAGGTTTCTAATGATATATTACACCTTTTCTCATTTAAAATGCTGATAAATTTATATAATTTAACGAAAATTATATAAAAATATGCAATTTATTAATTTAGTATAATGCTAAAAAAACATATAGTATTATTTGAAAGTAAACACTATGGATGGATTGCTTATTCTACAACTGGAAGCGATGCTAAAAGAATATTAAGTGTAAACAACAAATATGATATTTTTTACATTTTTGAATGCGATATAGAGCAACAATATCCACATACAATGAAATTAAAATCACCACTAAATAACAATTATGATTGTAAAAAAATAAACAAATATAAAGAAGCAAATTTTGAAGAAAAAGATAAATACATTACAATTAGTTATGAAACTGTAGATGAAGGTATTTGTTTTGATGTAAAACATTTTTAAATGAGAGAAAGTGTAAAAAACAAAAGTATTTTTTATATATTTAAAGTTTAATAAATAAATATATAAAAAGATTTTATATAAAATACTATACTATACAAATAAATAATATAAATGGCAAATTTTGAAATGAACGAAAAGAAATCAAATATAAAAATTATTGATTGTTTTTTATTTTATAATGAATTAGAATTATTAACCTACAGATTGAATATATTAAAAGATGTTGTAGACTATTTTATTATTGTAGAATCTAAACATACCTTCGTCGGTAAAGAAAAACCCTTAATATTTTATGAAAATAAACATTTATTTGAGAAATTTAATGAAAAAATTATACATATTATAGTAACTGATTTTCCATATAAATATCCAAATATAAATATTTCAAATTCAGAACAATGGATAAATGAAAACTTTCAAAGAGAACAAATAAAAAGAGGAATTGAGAAAATACATTTACAAAATGAAGACATAATAACTATCACAGATGTTGATGAAATCCCAGACCCTAACACACTGTTAAAAATTAAAAATAATGAAATTCAAGCTGATTTTAGTAGTTTAAATATGGATTTGTATTATTATAATTTGAATTCAAAATTAGGAATATGGGATAAACCAAAAATAATATCGTTTGAAAAATATAAAGAACTATCAATGTCAATGTCATGTAATGACATTAGACATAGACATTGCAAATCTATTGACAATGGTGGTTGGCACTTATCTTATTTTGGTGATAGTAATTTTATTAAAAATAAAATAGAAAATTTTTCACATCAAGAATATAATAATGATTTGTATACAAATATAGAAAAAATAGACAACAGAATAAATAATTATATTGATTTATATGATAGAGGTAATATCATGAAATTAGTTAAAAAAGATAATAATTATTTACCTCCTGAATATGATAAATATTTAAATAAATATATTCTTGAATAAATAAAAATTTATATTCTTGAATAAATAAAAATTTATATAAGATGTATATTATAATATATACATCTTATATAATAATATAAATATGCCTACAATTAAAAGTAGAAAACTAGACAAAAGGCTTCGTAAAAAAAATAATAAACTGAACACTAAAAAAAACCATAAAAGGATGAGACATTCAAAAAATCATAATTTTAAAGGAGGAAATTTCGGAGGAAATTGTCCGGACCCAAATTTTTCAATTTATAATACTAATTTATTGAAATTATTTCCTTATAACAACTTTTAGATAAAAAGTGTAAAAATAGAAAAATATTGAAATTATATTGTTGGTATAAATTCCCAATTCAATTCAGCACATATTTTTTTCCAAATATTATCTTGTTCAACTCGTTTTTCTTTATCTTTTAACATTGGGAAATGTTGTAAATATTGCTCTTCTCCCAATAATTCACACAATTTATAAGCAGTGTAATAATAATTTAAAAAATTTACTCTATCATCTGGACAAAATTTTGAATACGGTGATTGTAATTCAATAAATAAATTACATAGGGTTTCTTCTAAATCACTAGACATAATTGGAGGTTTAATACCTAGTTTATCTTTAATAAATGGGATATGCTCATAATATTTATTATATCCCAGTTTTTTAAGTATTTCTTTTGTTTTAATATTAGTAATTTCACTTAATTCAATTCTTTCTTTTTTAATTTGTATTTTAATATTTTCAATGACATCTGGGGGTATTTGTGTAGTTTCTTTACCTTGAAATTGTGCTAATATTTCTTTAAAATGATTGATTCGTTTATAAGCGTAGAAACATACTTCTTTGGGGGGTTCTTTATAAGAAGGTTTTTCATTTTCTATTAAATATGGAATATACCTATAACAGCTATTACACATGAGAACTCCTTCATCTTCTAATGGAATTACTTCACCCTTAAAACAAAATTTACAAATATCAGTTTGATAAATATAAGAATTAATATCTAAAAACATGTCATCAATATTTGATAGATATTTTTGAACAATATTATTATTGGTATTTTCCTGTTTTTTTTCTTCTGTTGATGATTCTTGTATTTTAAAAAATTTATTAAGAATTTTATTTTTATTACTAGTAGCATTTTGTTTCGTATTTGTAATGTTAGAATCCTCGTTAGAAATGTTTTTTTTATTTTCAAAATATTCAAAAATGTATTTTGAATTATCTAAAAAATAAGCAGTTTTTTTTGTTTTTAATTCTTTAATTTTTGAATTAATATCTTTTAATTTATCTGATAATTCCAGTTTTAATTCAATATTTATATCTTGTTTTAATTGATCTTTTATTTGTTTTTTTTCATTTTGTAATTCAGGAATTCTGTTATTTTCGTCCTTAGCAAATTCATTAATAAATTCTTTGTGTTTGTTATCTAGGGTAATTGCATTTTTTTTATTAAATTTAATTTTTTTTATTGTTTTCGGTTTGAATGATGGCATGTAAATAAAGTACTTTAAATTAAAACGTATTATTTATTTAATTTATTATTATCACATATTATTATTATATTTAAATTTTATAATACAAGTTAAAACAAATTAATATTTTTCTTGAAAATAAATAATGGATTTAACAATAAATCTAGAAGAATATTTAGAAAATAATAGTAATAAAATAAAAATTAATCCACTTATTTATCAGAAAATGAATTTAATTTACAATGCACTAGAGGAAGGTTGGAGTATAAAAAAAAAAGACACTTCTTATATTTTTACAAAAAAACATGAAAACAAGAAAGAAATTATTGAAGATTCTTATTTATTGAAATTTATGAAGAGCAATTTAGATTTACAAAAAATTATAGATAAATAAAAAATACGCATAATTGTTATTTTTTATTTAATTAAATTAAATTAAATTAAATTAAATATTTGAAAAATTTTTTTCTTTAGCAATTGTATAAAATGGGAGGTGGATTAATGCAACTAGTCGCCTATGGCGCACAAGATGTTTACCTAACTGGAAACCCTCAAATTACTTTTTGGAAAGTAACTTACCGTAGATACACAAACTTTGCAATTGAATCAATTGAACAAACTTTCAATGGTCAAGCCGATTTCGGTCGTCGTGTACAATGTATTATTAGTAGAAATGGTGATTTGGCTTACAGAACTTATCTTCAAGTCACTTTACCTGAAATTAACCAACTTATGGGACTTGGTGCTTTTGTCCTTGGACAAGGCCAAGGAGTCTATGCCCGTTGGTTAGATTTCCCTGGTGAACAGCTTATTGCTCAAGTTGAAGTTGAAATTGGAGGTCAAAGAATTGACCGTCAATATGGTGATTGGATGCACATCTGGAACCAACTTACTATGACTTCTGAACAAGAACGTGGTTACTACAAAATGATTGGAAATACAACTCAACTAACTTTCATTACTGACCCTTCTTTCGCCGATGTTGATGGACCTTGTGATTCTTTAGCCCCACGTCAAGTTTGTGCTCCAAGAAATGCTCTTCCTGAAACTACTTTATATGTTCCTCTTCAATTTTGGTTCTGTACCAACCCAGGTCTTGCACTTCCTCTAATTGCCCTTCAATACCACGAAGTCAAAATTAACCTTGATATTCGTCCTATTGATGAATGTCTATGGGCTGTTACAACCCTAAGCTGCAACACTGAACCATACGGTGGTACTTCAGGACAATTCACTCCAGGCAGACCAGTTCCTGCAACCATTGCATACAATCAATCTTTAGTTGCTGCATCACTTTACGTTGATTACGTTTTCCTTGATACTGATGAACGTAGAAGAATGGCACAAAACCCTCATGAATATTTGATTACCCAATTACAATTCACTGGCGATGAATCAGTCGGTTCCTCTTCCAACAAAATCAAACTTAACTTCAATCACCCTGTTAAGGAATTGATTTGGGTTGTCCAACCTGATCAAAACGTTGATTACTGTTCATCACTCGTATGCGATGCTCTTCTTTTTAAGGTTTTAGGTGCTCAACCTTTCAATTACACTGATGCTATTGATGCTCTTCCAAACGCAATCCATGCATTTGGTGGTCCAAGTGCTCTAGCTCGTGACTCACGTGCATACATTGATGTCCGTGGTCTATTCAATGATGCAGGAGCTGAAGATGCTTACATTCCTACTGACTTCACTGGATACTGGAATGGACCAAACGACCCTTACAATGAGCCAAATCTAGGAGGTCCTGCCATCCAATATCCTTCAACAGTAGACCCAGCTCTTCTTGCAAGCCTTGGTATTGAAAACGGTACTTCCAATCACTTTGGTCACGAATCAAGTGTATCTGATGCTGGAACTTTTGTTCTTACTGAAACATCTTTATACATGCACTGTTGGGGTCTTAACCCAGTTGTAACTGCCAAATTACAACTTAACGGCCAAGATAGATTCTCAGAGCGTGAAGGTTCTTACTTCTCATGGGTCCAACCTTACCAATCACATACCAGAAATCCTGATGAAGGTATCAACGTTTACTCATTTGCATTGAGACCTGAAGAACACCAACCTTCAGGAACATGCAACTTTTCAAGAATTGATAATGCAACCCTTCAACTAGTTCTTTCCAACGCTACCGTTGAAGGAACCAAGACTGCCAAAGTCAGAGTTTATGCTACCAACTACAACGTACTAAGAATCATGAGTGGTATGGGAGGTTTAGCATATTCCAATTAAGCAAATTGATACGATTTATCGTATAGTTTTATTAATTTTATTTTAATATTTTAATAATTAAATTATTACATTTTAATTATTAAAAAATAATTTATATTATTAGTATAATATGAATAAAAATAATAAAAAAATACCTGTGAATGTATATAAAATATATATTGTATTAATTGTTATATTAATTATTATTTGTTTTGTCAATATACCATATTATATGGCATATTTAATTGATTATTTATTGAATAGAAGTTCATATACTTTCAAAGAAGAAGCCCAATATAAAGATAATAGGATTGTTCAAAAAGATTATTTTTTGACTACATTTATGAATTCTAATCGTAATTATAGATTGGAACAAATGCCAAAGGTAAATTCGCAGCCTATAAATGAAATAGATATTAATGAATTAACAAAAGAAACTGTAGCAAGAGTTTCAAAAAATTTTACTGAACCTTTTATTGTAAGAGGACTTATTAAAAATTTTGATTGTGTTAAAAAATGGAATTTAGAATACTTTGATAATGAATATGGAGATATACAAGTTCCTGCTTTTTCTGATGACAAAATAGTAAGTTATTCTAGAAATAGTAGCACTAAATTAAAAAAATGTAATAATGATAATAATTTATGTAGTATTCATGAAATTTGTAAAGGAATAAGACATGGTGAACCTGTATATGTTAATAATATTTCAAAATTATTCACAGAATCTAAACAAGCAGAAGATGAATTAAATTTAAATAAGATGTCAGAAATTATGAATGAGTGTTTTTTTCAACAAAAAAAAGAAAATTCATTTATGTCACAATTATTTTTAGGTGGTAAAAATACAGGAACATCTTTGCATTGTGCAAGTAATGTAAATTTCTTTTTTAATGTAAAAGGTACAAAACACTGGGGATTTATCCATCCAAAATATACATCGTTGATTAAATGTCAAACTAGCGATAAAGGATTATTCGCTATTTCAGATGATGATTTTTTTTCTGAATCAGAAAAAAATCCTTTTTTAAGAATTCCGCGTTATGAAGCATTATTAAATTCTGGTGATTTTTTATTTAATCCAGCATGGTATTGGCACGCAGTAAAAAATAAAACAGATTATACAATTGCTGTTGCAAACCGTTATATTTTTGATTTTTTTGGTGAAGTACCGTGTGTTAGTAATAATTATTTTTTTAGTTTTTTACAATTATTTTCACCAATTTATTACTTAACATGGTTTTTATCAGCTGATAAAAATAAAACTTCTCAACAAATATTTGGTAATATGGTAGATCAAGAAATATTGAATAATTTATCACAACGAAATGCAATTTAGAAGAACTATATAGTATATAATTTATATACAATCAATGTATTGATTATCCTTCCAAATGATTTTATTGCTATTAAACAATAAATTCATATTAATAATTTCAGGCTTCTCAGTGTTTTCAGTAAATATTTTTATAATTTGTTCATCGTCTCTAAAACGCAATGAATACGTTTGTTGAATATTGTTTCGTCCAATACGCCCCATTGCCTGAATAATTTTTTCTTGAGTTAACTTCATTCCTTTACTAATATATCCATGACAAAACTGATAATTTGTTCCATAAATATAATCACTAGATGCAATAATTAAATATAATCTTTGTTCATCTGCCATTTTCTTCATAATTTCAGTATATCTAATATTTTCATGATTAATGAAAACACCAATTCCCATCATCAACAAGATTTTCCACGTGTCTTCAATTCCATTAAGCAACATAATATCGTTTATAACTGATTCTTCAATATTACTTGTAAAAGATTTACTGGTGTCTATACCAATATTTTCAGCCCATTTTTTGATATGATGAAGCTTATTAGGAACAAATGTCTCGTTCAAACTAACGTTCTTTATCATTTGTCTATATGTTTCAATTTCTCTTGTAAAACGTGCAATTTGACCTTTACTATTATCCATATTATCTGCTTCTCTATTAAATTTTCGTACATTTTTTAAAGATTTTCCTTTATTATTTCCAGTGCTATCAATGTTAGAACTCAACTTGGCTTCTTCAGCTTCTTTCAAATAATCAACATCTTTTTCAAGCTCATCTATTTTTTTGTTTAAAACATTGTTATATTCTATTTTCTTCATTAAATCATCCATAACCAATGTGGGTATGTTTGCTTGTTGAATACAAAATTTTGCAATTTTTTCAATATCATCACAAATAAATATAGTTGGTCCGTCTGTTAATGTATAAGAATCTTTTGTAGTTACATAAATAGCAGATGTACCGTCATTTTTTCCTATAGGATTTGTTTCAACTACTCTTGTCTTGCTAATAATAGAAGTATCAGTAAAACTTCTTTTTAATGGTTGCCCATATAAATTTAAAGGTGTATTTGTATTTGATGAACCGGGCCCAAAACTATTCATTTTTAAAGGTATTTTGTTACCTTTTAAATCAACACTAGTATTTTCTATTAATTGTGGAACTCTTCTATTTTTGAATTCTAAATAGATGCTTTCCCACATAGAAGGCGTTATACTTTTTAATAATTTTATATAATACATTTTTATATTTTTCATATTAACTTCATCCAATGATTCAAAATAGTTGTCTATTTTGAATCTTTCTGGAATAACCTTAATATTCATTTTATTTATAAAAGTAACAAATTTTACAACTTCATTCAAATCTAGATATCTTAGTAGCGTTAAATAATTCTCACAATGATTAGAAATTTTCAATATTTCATTATAGTCACTACTTAAAAAGTGCGGTACTTCAACAAAACCGTTTTTGTTAATTATGGGAATGGATTTTTTACAATCATGACTTATAATACTATGAATTATACCATTTGAAAATTTACATTTAAAATCACTTATTGTTTCAGTTAATTCATTTTCTTTTGGTAAAGTTGCTGAAGAAAACACGATAGTTGGTACCTTATTTTCAGTCCAATTATTTTTAATAATAGAATGAAAATTATGTTCATTATAATCTAATGTAATTGTTGGTTCGTCCCAATACACCATTAAATTTTCATCAGCATTAAACGCTCGCATATAATACATTGCTGGTATAAACGATTTAATGTCACTAATAATAATTTCAACATTAATACCATTAGAATTGTCTACTTTTTTAATTCCACCTGTTCTTTTATTAACACTATAATCTTTTGCTGCAAAATAATGAAGCCGAATGTCATCAGCAGTTGAACACCCAAACGCAAAAGCAATTTTTTTATTTACCGAAATTGCAGCTCGCGCCAATGCTAATCCTACATGTCTGGCAGCACAAACAAATATAATTTTATATTGTTCTGACAATCCAATTGGAGTTAATGTTTTTCCTGTACCAGTTGGAGCCATATATAAAATTAATTTTGGTTGAGGATTTCTACAAATTGTAAATATTTCTTTTTGATGTTCATACAAGTTCATATCATTATATTTAAGTAAACAATGATTTTTTTCAATCAAATCAACTGCGTTTTCTATTACATTCATAATATTTAAATCTTTACTAAAAACGTTTATAATAAACTCACAAATAGTTATAATATGTCTATTTATTTTAGTTATATTGTTTTTTAATAATTTATATAATGTAAAATAATTCAATATAAAACTGTTATTATTGTTAGTTTTTTTTGATATTAAAATTTGGTTAATATAATGTAATAAAACAAATTCATAAGTATTATTATTATTTTTTAAATTTTCTACATTATTTTTTTCTAATCTAATTTTATCTGCTGATTTAATTTGAATATCATTGCATACATTTATTTTTAAATTATTATTATTATCAGTGATTTGTTGGTATAATTCAATAACTTTTTCAACATCTTCTCTCAGATATTTGTTATATATATAATCTTCCATTTTTGGAGTATATTCTATTTTTAAAAATGTAAAAATGGATTCATTATTATTGATTTTAATATTTACATCACTAAAACCATTAATTATCAAATTTAATACATCAATTTCATTTTTTGAAAATGGTACTTCAATAGAATCCCATTCTGATTTAATTAATTTTCTTTGATTCAAATCCATTGTTAATCTTGATAAATATGTTAGTTATAATGATATCTTTAAATGTATTAAAGATATCATTTTTTTTAGAAATTATTATTAAATTTAATAATCATCATCTGATAATTCACCTTCCGATTATGTTCCATCATGATCCGCAATAAAAAATAAAATTAATAAAAATAATTATTTTTCTAATTTTTACATATTTTATACACCAATACTATCATCATCATATTCAAAATCGGTTTCTTCATCATCAGAATTAATTGAAATTAAATCTGGTAAATCATCGTAATCATTACAGCTACATATTATTTTATTTGTAAAATAAAATTCATTTAAAACACTTTTATAATTTCCACAAAATTTACAATTATAAGCTTGAAATTTTTTATTTGGTCCATCATCATCATCAAAAGTCCAAAAAACCCAGTGGGAATCAGTATTTTCATTATTATATAGAAATAAATCATATGGGTTTGCTCTAGAAATGGTTGAATACTTAAATAAATGACAAATTCTTTGTTTTTTATATTTTATAAAGTTCATTAATTCCCATGTTTTTTTATCATAAAAACAATAACTTTTAATTTCATTCAATAAATCATTTGATAAATGAAATTTATTAATATATAGTTGTTTTATATATGATAAATCACTCAACATTTTAAATTTTAAAATATATTCAATTGTCTTATATTATATCTTTTACAATAAAAATAAATTCATTTTTTTTTATTGTAAAAATTAAAATTGAAATAGAAATAATAATATGATGATTTATATAAATAGAAAATGTCACAAATAATTACTATTGAAGGAAATATCGGGTCAGGTAAATCAACTCTTTTGGAATATTTAAAGAAGAAATATAATTCTGATAATGATAAAAAAATTATATTTTTAAGAGAACCTGTTGATGAATGGGAAAACATAAAAGATGAAAATGGGACTACTATACTAGAAAAATTTTATGCAGACCAAAAAACTTATTCCTTTTCATTTCAAATGTTGGCGTATATTTCAAGGTTGGCTTTATTAAAAAAATCAATTCAAAATAATCCACACGCAATTATTATAACGGAACGTAGTTTACTAACAGATAAAATGATTTTTGCAAAGATGTTATATGACTCAGGACATATTAAATATATTGAATATCAAATTTATTTAAAATGGTTTGAATGTTTTGCAAATGACTATCCAATAAATAAAGTAATTTATGTAAATTCATCACCTGAAATATGTTACGAAAGAATTCATGAAAGGTCGCGTTTGGGAGAAGCTGAAATACCATTAACTTATTTAAATAATTGTGCTGAATATCATAAAAATATGATTTCATCTTTTTCAGATAATCAAAATATAAATGTTATAGAACTAAATGGAAACATAAACATTAAAATAAAAGAAAATGAACATTGTTTACATGAATGGTTGTCAAAAATTAATGAATTGATTAATAAATAATTCTAGTTTATATTTAAAAAAGTTTTCTCTGAAGATGATTATTTACCTCCGTTATGAAAATAGACATAATTACCAAAAATCATGGCCGTCTGAATTCCATACATTAGTTCTAGCCCATAATAACGTTTTATTATTATATACACTAATATTTTCATAATAATTTCTTCCAAATACATCTTGTAATAATTGATATTTTTTGTTATCAATTATATAAATACCCTCTTTATTATGTTGTTCATTATTTAATACTATTTGGTTTTCATTTGAAACAACGTCCAAAATTCTACAAATTGACCACGGCCAATAATCGTAAGGTATATTATTAGTAAAATAATCTATATATTTATTTATTAAAACATTTAATAATGGTTCGCCAGCGTTTGCCATTATAAAATGTAAATTAAACCCTTTATAATATGATAAACATGTAGCAAAATCAGCGTCATCAACAATAACATCTTTTAATGGTAATGTTGGTAAAATATCTGCGTCGGCATAAACACCACCATATTTATATAATACACAACATCTCCAAAAATCACTTTTAATTGGGCCATCTTTAATAAATTTGAATATATTACAATGTAATTCTGAAAATTCTTCAAGAAGAAATTTTTCACATAATTCATTGTCATATAATTTTAATTCATAATCAGGATTTAAATCTATCCAATTTTTTGAGTGTTCTTTAAATTTGTCTGATATTGATTTATGGCAAATATAAATTTTTTTTGGTATTGTCATTATAATTTACTAAATAAAATTAAAATAAACATTTTAACGAAATATTGGTTCCATCAACCCATTTGAGTTAAAATAATATTTTTACTAAAAATAAAAATTGAAATGATAAATATGTGTTTTTATATTTTCAATTATAATCCACACAATTGAAATGAAAGTAATGAATTATATTAATCTAATCAATCAAGCTTTTAGATTTGTTATTCAAACAAGTCAAGAATTTCACATTGATGAATCACATTCACTTAAACATAGTATGGAGGTATTTAATTTTGCAAATGCCATTTATGAAAGTGAGTTCATTAAATTTCCTCAATTAGAAAGTCAAAGAGAAATAATTAGTTTAGCATCTATTGTTCATGATATGTGTGATAAAAAATACATGGATGAAGACCATGGTATTGCAAATATGAATAAATATATGAAAGATTATATATCAACTGAAGATTTGGAAATTGTATCCAATATAATAAAAACAATGTCTTATTCAAAAGTAAAAGTAAATGGGTATCCTGATTTTGGCGATTATCAATTGGCTTATCATATTGTAAGAGAAGCAGACCTTTTGGCAGGATATGATTTGGACAGGTGTATTATTTACAGAATGATGCATTGTAAATTTAACTATACTGATGCGCTATTTGAGTCCAAAAAATTGTTTGAAAATAGAGTATTGAATTATCGTAAAGATAAATTATTTGTTACAAATTATTCTAAAAACAAGTCTCTTTTGTTACATAAAAGAGCAATTAAAGATGTTGAAAAATTGGATTCAATGTTGAAAATAATAAAATGAAAGAATGATAGAATCAAATAAAACAAAATCTTACATAATCTTACCTAATTTTCATGTAAATATAACCAACCGGTTATTATATATTTATCATGGGATAAAGGCATTTTACCTCTATGTGGAAATGTCCAAGAAGCAGGAAATAATAAAAGTTTTCCTGTTTCTGGTTTTATTGTATGAGTACCCCAAAATTCTGTTTCACCACCTTCTTCAACATTATTTAAATACCATAAATAAGTGATAACACGATATTTTTTATTTTCCCAATCACTCCGAAAATCATTGTGATAAACGTATCTTCCTTTTTGTTTAGTATATCTTTGAACCATAAATGATTCATTTGATAATAGTCTACCAAAAGTTGTATATTCAGAATTTGTATTTTCTTTTTCATGATTCATATTTACAATATTATCTAATATTTTTACATATTCCTTTGTGTTTTTAGCTAATTCTTTTTCCAAAAATATGCGAATTTTATTCCATTTATCATAACCAGTTTTGTCAGGTGTATTCGGTATCACAAAATCTTGTGTATCTTTTATATCTTTATTTAACCCTCCAAAAGTTACACCTTCATATTTATTTTTATCTGAATCAAACATATTTATTATTGTTTTGCATAATTCTTTTGAAATTGAATTTTTATTAATATAAAAATAATTATTTTCCATAATAACTTTGCTTATTAAATTATTATTAAATTATTTTTAAATTAAAAATAATTTTTATAAATTTAATATAATAATAAATAAATGTCTAGCGGGTTTTCGTATAAAGGTATAGATATATATACAATAACAAAAAATACAGAAGGTACAAAAGTACCTGGATATAATTTTATTGGAACCAGTACTACTTCTAGTGGATTAAGACCATTGCCTTTCGGATTAAATTATCAAGGTACAAGTTTAACTAATTACTGTAGCGCAACTACTACTAATTTGTATACTGATAATACAACTAGTACAATAAATATCCCTGATGGTTGTAAATATTTTGCATTTTATGGTAGAGGCGGAGGTGGTGGTGGTGGAGGGGGCGGACAAAATGCTACTGTAAAGGTTGTCGCTGGTTCAAGTAGAAAAGCAGATGGCGGCGCGGGTGGTGCTGGTGTAACTGCAGGATATATGTATGGCTATCAAATAAGTACTGATGGTCAAACCACGATGAAAATAGTAATTGGAAATGGAGGTGGTGGTGGCGTTAGTTCTACGGGTAATTCTGCTGTAACTACTAATGCTGGTATCTCACGTTCTACTAAAGGTTTAGACGGTGGTGATGGTGGTGATGGTAATGCAACAAGTATAACAATAGGTCCTATTAAATATAATACAAATACAGCACCAGGAGGTAATGGAGGTCAAGGTGGTAAAGCAAATTATAATGGTATTAGTTTTAATGATAGTCCTGGTGCTAAAGGTAATACGCCTGCACCAAATCCGCAACCTTCAGAGTCTTTTGGTAATGCTGCAACTGCAAACTTTCCTGGGTTGGGACTTTATGGTAAAGGAGGAGGTGGAGGTGGCAGTGGAGGAGGTAATCCAGGTGGTCCTGGTGTTGACGGTGCTTTACAAATTATTTGGCTATATGACTAATCTTTAAATATGAATATTTAAAAACCCTACTAGTAAATATCGTGTTCCTTTTGTAATGGGAAGTCCAGAGTGTTTTATTTTACTACTATGTATAATTAAATCTCCTTGTTCGGATTTCATTATTAAACCATCATCAAAATATGTACCTCCACCTTCAAAATCTCTTGAATCACTTAATAATATATTAAATGATAAAAATGAACCATCTTGATGTATTTCTAAAAAGTTTTGTTCATCATCTTTATACTTAACAATAAATAAATCTCTAAAATCTATCGTTATTTCATCATGCAATCCATATGATTTTTTTATTTGTTCTGTAATATTTTTTAATGATTCAAAAATAAATCCTGATATAGATATCACAGATTCTACTGGTAAATCTGTAGTAGGATAATTATCATGACGTTTCTTTGTCCAACCATTATTATTTTCAGCATGTTTCTCACATTCATTTATTATCCATCTACAAACATTTGAACAATAAATTTTTGGATATATAAATCGTTGTAAAAAACGATTGTATTTTATTTCATTTGTTTCAACCATTAAGTCTTTTATATCATCTAAAACATTACCGTATTTTGTTTTTAATTGTGATTCTAATTTTTTTATTTGAATCGTTTCGTCCAGAAAAAATTTGTAATTATGTATCTGTGTTTTACCCATATTATAGGTAATTATATCTCCAAAAATTTTAAAAATATAGTTTTCTGGTTCATATAAAATATTTTCAAATAATTTATAATTAATTATATCTTTATCTAGACCTATAATTGATATATTATTACATTCTTGTAATTCTTCCATTTCTAAATGAATCAACGGCTCAATATTTTCGTTTGTCTCTACGTATAATACCTCTTCGCATGTGTTATTATAATACTCAACATTTTTAGGAGGCCTATCCCATAAATTTATTGCTATTATATATCTATTTTGATATAAATCAACATTATTTTCGTACAAAAGTGCTGAACCATGATAATATTTGCCATCAAATGTAATTTGTTTTCCTTTTTTGGGAAATGAAAAAAATAAACTAAGGTCTTTTTCAAATTCTTTATACATAAATCTATCCATATTAATGTTTGAAATAACGGTTGGTATATTGCAATCATTTAAATAAGTAACGGACGAAAGCATTGGATAATTATATTCTAATTGTTCTTTTTTTAAATATTCATCGCAATCAACATGCAGTGCACATGTTTGATATTTATCTTTTACCCAAAATTCAACAAAATAATTATCTTTCATGACAATATTATCACTTATGTTGTTTTCACGGTTCTCAGAGTTCACACTATTTTGTAATCTTTTTAAATGAAACATTGCAATATCATATACATATTTTTCCAATATAGAATAATTTGATTTATTCATATCAAGTAAATTGGTACCACAATTGTTATCTAAAAATAGAAATATTTCTTTGAATAGTTCATCAGTGTAACATTCTAATTCAGTTATATTCCAAATTTTGATATTATTTTCCATTGATATAAGTGTAATTGTAATTTTAGTTTTAAATATTTATTTAAAATTAAAATTGAAATCATTTTATTTTATTTATAAACAATTATAAAATAAACGCTAACACATAGAAATGACAATGTTAATGAAAACTGGTATTACAAATTTAACTGCAATTTTGGGTAAAAAAAAACCGAAAATATTTCCTCAGAATTATTATTTATTACGATTTGATGGTTGTAGTAAAGGTAATCCTGGTATGGCTGCATCGGGGGCTGTTTTATATAAAAATGAAACTGAAATATGGTCAGGTGGAAAATTTTTAGGATATAAAGAAACAAATAATTATGCTGAATATATGGGTTTAATTATGGGGTTAAGTAAAGCAATTGAATTTAATATTACAGAATTAATCGTTGAGGGAGATTCTATGATAGTTATAAAACAAATGAATGGAGAATACAAAGTTAATTCAAATAATATAAGCGAAGTACACAAATTAGCAAGTGAAATGAAATTAAAATTTACAAATATTACGTTTAATCATATTTATAGGGTAGACAATAAAAGAGCAGATGAATTATGCAATAAGGAAATTGAAAAAATAATTAAAATTGATAATAATAATTAATTAAATAATTAATTAAATAATTAATTAAATAATATATATATATATATATATTATAATAATACTTTTACCTTAATCACACCTCAATTGCCGTGCTCATAGGATTAATATTCTAATAATTGAATATTTAATTTTTTTTGTGGTTTGTAGCGCAAAATGTCTAGTTCTTTTTTTGAAGTTGGAAATTCATTCTCTCCGTAAATATCTTGTAACATTAACCATTCAAATAACCCACCAGTGTAAATATATACATTATAAAATCCTAAAGATTGCAATTGATTATATTTATTATAAATTTTATCATCATTACAATTTTTTCCATAAATAATAATTTTAATATCTTTATTTCTTGTTTGAATTAAATGATTAATAAATGCTGTTTCTTTTTCTGGAGTAATTGTATTTGGCAATAAACAATCTTGAGCACTTTCTTCTAATGTGTTTATTAAAATATATTTATTTTTATTGTGTAAGGAATATTGAATATCCTCAAAATTAATTCTATTCATTGAAATTGCATTTCCCATATCAATAATCTTTTATTTAATATTTATTTTCTGTTATTTTAAAGAAAACAAATATGTTTATATTTATATAATTTCTAATATTAAAATTAAAAATATTTTTAATGAAATTGAACAATTATCTCAACCTCTTCTTTTTTAATACTTTTAGTAGCTGAAATGGATAATTCTTCTCTCTTCTTTCTTGTTTTTGTATTATCTATTTTTAATTCTTTTCGTTTAGATGTACTATTTCTTGTATTCATATCTTTCTCAATTGTTTCATAATTTTCTTCAATATAATCAATAACATTATTTTCAATTGCCCATTTAAAAAAATTGAGTTGGCCGATAGTTGTTTCAATAAATTTATCGCCTTTATATGGAATACTTATTCTCTCCCATCTACAAAAAGGGTCAAACCGACGTTTTCTATATGCTTTTAATTTCAATTTGTAATCAAAATATACTTTAAAACGTTTAACGTTACCTTGATTGTCGTCAATACTATACAACGTATAATATTTCTTAGCATAATTTGTTGCAAACCAATCCACTATTCTTAATGAAATTTGCGAATCCCCTGTAATAATTTTCAACATTTTATCCAAACATTCTTCCTTTTTATAAAAATCCATTAAATTATTAAGTAATAAATCATTTTGTGTAGTATATGTTGTTAAAGTATTCAAATTCATATTATGTAATCTTTAAAAACATATTTAAGTCTTTTTAAATAAAAATAATTTTTTATTAAATGTATTTTATATATTTTCTGTATTTTCACTGTTTTCTATATTTTCTTTATAATTTGTTGAAATTGGTTTCATAAATTGGTCATGTACAGACAAATCTTGAACATAACTATTATTAGTTAAATATGGATTCATATTTACTTGACACATCATTTGTCTCTCTGACAATTTTTTATCTGTATCTTCTCTTTTATTATGCTGAACAAAATCTTTATCAAACAGATTGTTATTCATTATTTCCCATGTATTTTCATCGTGATTTAATGATGTCGTATATGCTGTTTCTTCAACAATTTTATTGAAATTATCATCCATTGATTTTTTATCAATTCTTTTGCTTCTATCATAATATAAACCTTTACTCCATTTCCATTCTATTAGTGAATTCATTTTTAGATTATATTGTTTTATAAAGTTATACATACTAAAAATTATTATTTATAACTTATTTAATTTAAATTTAGTATTTTTGTTATCTATAAAAATATTTAAATAATTTAAATAATTTAAATATTATAGTTATATAAATGACTGTTATAAATGGAATAGAAATCCATGATATTAATTTTAAAACTAATGAACTTAAATTAGCATTAAATAACAACAATCCTATAGAAGAAAAATTAAATGTAATAGTTGTTATTTCAAATCCTTGTCTTTATGCAAGAAGATATGAATTATTTAATCATTTTACACGTAGAATGAATGAGGATGAAAATGTACAATTATATGTTGTTGAAATGACGTATAATAAACAAAAATTTATTGTTACAGAGCCAAATAATCCAAAACATCTTCAGATTAGAACACATACACCACTTTGGCATAAAGAAAACATGGTTAATTTAGCTGTCAAATATTTATTACCTGAAAATTATAAAGCTTTTGCATGGATAGATGCAGATGTTGAGTTTGAAAGTAATACATGGGCATTAGATACACTTAAAATTCTAAATGGTTACAAAGATGTAGTACAACTATTTAGTCATGCAATAGATATGGATAAAAATGAAGACACCCTCAATATTTTTAACAGTTTTGGATATAATTATTCAAAAAACAAAAAATATACTAGTAAAGGAATTGACTATTGGCACCCAGGATTTGCATGGGCTATTACACGTAAAGCATATGAAAAAATAGGTAAACTTTATGAGGTAGGAATACTAGGTTCAGGAGACAATATAATGGCATTTGCGTTTATTAACAAAAGTAAAAATAGTGTAAACGGTAAAAAATATAGTGAAGATTATAATAATAGCATGTTAGAATTTCAAGAAAAAGCAAAAACTTTGCGACTAGGTTATGTACCAGGTGTAATAAGACATTATTATCATGGAAAAAAGAAAAATAGACATTATGTAGAAAGAACGACTATTTTAGCAAAATATCAATATTCGCCATGTAAAGATATTACGTACAATGAAATGGGAATTATAATACCAAGTTCAAATTTTTCAGATGAATTTAAAAATGATATTATGTGTTATTTTTTAGAAAGGAAAGAAGATGAATAATATATTTATATAATTATTATATTATTCATTATCATTATCATCTGTTTTATTTTTTATTGTTTTATGATTATTAGAATTTTTATTTGATTTATTTTGAGGTAATGATTTTAATGTTGATATTCTTTTTTCTATATTTTTAAGTGTGAAATGTTTTGTTGTTCGTACATATGTTAATGCTGGGATTTCTTTAATCTCCCCATTTTCTTTATCATACACTACATCTTTAATACGTTGCAATTTTTTCCTATCCAGACAATCTTTTAAAAATTTAACCAAATTGTCTGATTCAAAATCATCTAATTCGTGTTGTTTTTTATAAATATCTATTACATATTCTGTAATTTTCTTAATTTTAATGGTTTTATTTAGTTTACACCAAGGTTCATTTTCATTACTATTTTTCTCATTTTCCAAAAATTTATCTAAATTATCCATACTTTGAGATGCTTTAGATTCATTAAGGGTTACCCCATTGATTAATAAAGTTTTATATTTGATATTTTTTAATTCAATACATTCTTCTTGTGGTTTTAAAGAATTCTGGGTTTCACACTCTTTTTCAATATTATTATTATTTTCCATCTATTATATATATATATAATTTTAACTCTTTTTAGTAAAATATATATTATTACTATTATATTTATATCAATATCGGTTATATTTTTTATATAAAATATATAAATATATAATAGATGGAAAATAATGATGATAATAAAAACATATTGATAACTGGTACTAATAATAGATACTTAATAAAAAGAGCAAATAGAGTTAAAAATGAAGTTAAAAAAAGAGAAATTATGAATAAATATAATATAAACCCTATTTTTTTAACATATGAAAAACAATTGCAATTAATAAAAGAAATTTACAATAATATGAATCCAAATGATAATATAAAAGAAAAATTAATAATTAAAGCAGAATTAGAGAGAAAAATATCTAGCTATAAACAACAAGATTTGCTTAAAAAAAAATTTAATGAAATATTATTTGTAAATATGGATTGTGTTTTAAAAAATTTATCTGAAAGTAATATGCAATGTTTTTATTGTAATTCTCAAGTCCTTGTTCTTTATGAAATTGTTAGAGAATTAACACAGTGGAGTATTGACCGTTTAAACAATAATGAAGGACATAATAAAGATAATTTTGTGATTGCATGTTTAAACTGTAATATTAAGCGACGTAACGCTAATTCTAATAAGTTTTTATTTACAAAACAATTAAATTTAATCAAAATACATGAATAAAATTGATATAAATAAATTACCAAATATTATAATATATAATTAACTTAAATATTATAAATATTATGACTTTTAATAATTCAATAAATTATTTAAATGAATTAACTGAGTTAGAAAATATATTAGAGTCTTTGATTTTTGAAGACGAAGTTATACCAATTATTTGTGATGAAAATAATGCATTAGACTTAATTGAATCCACATTATATTTAATGGAAGATTATATGATTCAAAATCCTACTGTAATTAGCGAGCCTGATTTTGAAGAACAATTTTTAAAAGATATAAAAGAATTATTTTATATTCAATTTGAAGAAGATATTATTGAAAATGAGTATATAGAAGAAGAACTAAACGATTTAATAGATGAAGCTTTTAAAATATATATTGGTACTTTTTGTCCAGAACGTTCTTCTCTCAATAATAATAATAATTCATTATCTGAATCTGAAATAAATAATTATTGTGAAGTAAATGAAAATAGTGAAAACAATATCAATAAAAAAAACAACATTAACCTTATTTTAGATAAAATTGAACATATTAAACAAAAACCACAACCAATCCAACGAACAGATGAATGGTATAAATTTCGTCATAATTTAATTACTGCAAGTAATGCATATAAAGCATTTGAAAATCAATGTACTATAAATCAGTTAATTTATGAAAAATGTCAACCATTAAAAAAATTAGATGATGATATGTCTATGTTTTCAAATATGGTTAATATAAATACTACGTTTCACTGGGGTCAAAAATACGAACCTGTTTCTGTTATGTTGTACGAATATTTGTATAAATCAACCGTAGCTGATTTTGGTTGTATTAAACATGATCAGTATCATTTTTTAGGAGCGTCGCCAGATGGTATAAATGTAGATGTTACATCTGAACGTTTTGGGCGTATGTTGGAAATAAAAAATATTGTAAATCGTGAAATAACTGGAATACCAAAAAAAGAATATTGGGTTCAAATGCAATTACAAATGGAAGTATGTGATTTAGATGAGTGTGATTTTTTAGAAACTAAATTTGTTGAGTATAGTAGTGCCAATGAATTTTTTAAAGAATTGGAATTAGAATTAGAAAATCAAGAACAAACCATTCAAATATTGGACAAAAAAGGTGTAATTATTTATTTTCATAATATTTCACACGCAAAACCATTTTATCTTTATAAACCTTTGAATATAGTAAAAATGGTTGATATATTAAAATGGGAAGAAGAAATGGTTGAATTATATCAATCTCCGCAATATAATATGACATATATTAAATCAATTTATTGGAAATTAGAAAAGCTCAGTTGTGTTCTTGTACCACGTAACAAAAACTGGTTTAAAAATAATATTCAAGTAATAGAAAATATATGGAATATTATTGAAAAAGAACGAATTAGTGGTTACGAACATCGCGCGCCAAATAAAAAACAGAAAATAAAACAAGAAATGAATGGTGTTTGTAACAACGGTATTTGTCTAATTAAATTAGATAAATAAGTATTTTTATAATATATTTCATTTTAATATTACTCTAATATTCTTTTAATATTCTAATATCATGTCCACATGTATAAAAATCAAATAATTCAATGTGTTTTAATTTTATCAAATACCATATATTTATTTCCCACATTATTGATTTTTTTTCTTCAATTGTTTTTAAAACTTCATTTTTTGCCAAATCAGCAAACTTTATTAATGCATCTTTATGGCCTCCAAAAACGGAACCTGCGAAGGTCCATGTAATTATTTCATAAACATTATAATTTACTGTATAATCACGATATTTACAAGAAGCAATTCTCAATTTATCATAACTTTTATTTGTCATAGATAAAATACCTTCTCTAAATTCAGTTTCATTTTTAATCATATGATATACTCCAAAATCAATCCAAATATATTGTTCTGTGTTATAAATATTTTTTTGAATAGTTTCTCTTACCCACTCAGTTTTATTATTTTGAACAAATAAATAATCAATTGTATTTTTATCATAATTTTCGGTATTAATATTAAAATTAGTTATTTTTTCCAAATACTCGTATAAATACAAATCCTTTTTATCAATTGTAATAAACGTCGTATTAGGAAAAATACCATTTGTATAATCTTGTTTAAAAAAAGAATTATATGAATCACTATCTATAAATATTACTTTAGGATTAGGAATATGTAGCAATTTTTTTCCATATTCTATATAATCTCCTATGGTACGAGTTGAATTTTTATTTATATTTGCAATAAATGCAGAAACAATGGTTACTGTAAATTGTCTTGGATATAAACATACATTCATATTGTTTTCATAAGAATAATCTAAAATCTCAAAATCTTTTTTATAAAATTCATAGATTAAATCCTTTGATTTCTTATTTAATAGCTCCATATAATTTATTTTGTTATCTTCATTGAATATATTTTTATTTATAAAAATATCAAAATCATTATAGCCTACGTTTATCATATCATTCTTTAATGTTTCTGTTTTTAGTATTTTCACATTTTTTAATAAAATATTATCATTATCTAAAATATATTTATATTGATGAATTCTATGATTATCTATATCAGTATCAATATATAAATACCTGTATATTATTTCATATATTAAGTCTTTATCCAAATCTTCTGTAATTTGTAATTTTTTGCTCCAAAATAAATCTGAAATAATTCTTTCAAATGGATTTCTCACAGAAACTAATATGTCACTATCATTATTTTTTTTGAAATCAAAGTAATCTTGATATTCACAAATTTCTTGATAAGATAAATGTTGTAATGAACGATTATTTGGAAAACGTATTTTAGGTTCATGACTAAGATACCACCCAGATATATTTCTAGGTCCTCTGCTTATTTGATGTTTATTATAAAAATATTCTTCTATTGACATTCCACCAGTTTTAGGTATATGAATATACAATAAATTTAATGATTTAAAATATGGCATTTATTTATTTATTATAATCATAATTTTATTTAAATGGTTTTTCACATTCATTCAATGAATTAATTACATGTACTACATACTATTTTTTTCGGTTATTTAAAAACCATATTGTTCTTAACATAATTTATTTTATAAGAATAAATTATTTTATTTGTACCCATTTTATCTTTCGTCCAAAAATAAAAATAAAAATGAACATACTTATTATATTACGATTTTATATGTTAAGCATTATTGAAAACATACCTAATATTAATGCATATCCTCTTACATATGTATTTGAAGATATGAAACTACAACATAAACCAAATACATTATGGTTAGAATTTGGGGTAGCAACTGGAAGGACTATTAACTATATTTCTACATTTACAAAGGATAAAGTATATGGTTTTGATAGTTTTGAAGGGTTACCTGAAAAATGGCGGGACGGTTTTGATAAAGGTTTTTTCAATCTTAATGGTAATTTACCGTATGTTAATAGTAACGTTGAATTGATAAAAGGATGGTTTAGTGATACATTAGTCAATTTTATACAAACACATAATAAAAAAGTTTCCTTTATTCATATGGATGCTGATTTATATAGTTCTACTAAATATATTTTAAATGTTTTAAAAGATTATATTGATAATGATTGTATTATTGTATTTGATGAATTAGTAAATTATCCTGGATTTGATGGTGATACAGGAGAATTAAAGGCTTTTTATGAATTTATTACAGAAAATAAAGTAGAATATGAATGGATTGGAATGAATGCAATTCCTGCTGGTTATAACGAAAATGTTGCATTGATTATTCATTCAATCAATTAAATATATAGAGATATTATCATTTACACTTTTTCTCATTTACACTCGTTATAATATAATATATGATATATATCATATATTATATATATCATATTTTGTATGAAATTTTCATTTATTACACCTTTTCTCATTTGAAACGCCCATTTTATTATAAATAATTATCTAATTCATCAATACTAATTCCCATATCTAAATATTTTTGAATTTTTGAAGGGTGCATTGTTTTTTGTATAATTTCTTCTTTGTAAATATTACACCGCGTTTTTATTTTTTCATAATCATAATCAAGCATACTTGGCACGCGTACTAACATACACAAATCAATTTTATATGG